ACGACAACAGTGCCAGTGGTTTTAGATGCTGACGCAGTTGTACCCAACGCATGAAGGTTTGTTGTATTAACATTTGAAGCGACACCTATACCACCCGCAACGATGAGAGCACCATTTGTTCTTAGTTTGGATTCGGTTGTATCTGTGATATTGACATCACCAGCAACTTGAAGCTTTGAAGTTGGATCCGCCTCTGCAATACCAATATTTCCATTTGATTTAAAAACCATATAATTATCCCCATTTATGGCATCATTTTGATCTTGGTGTGCAATTTTTAAAGAATCCGTGTTGGCATTGTGAGCTATTCTCCAACCATACCGTGTTGATTCGGTTAATTTAATACCAGATTCGGTTACGGGAGAACCACCAGATCCGGATCTAAGACGTATGAACGCATCATGGTCACCACTTACTGCTGCTATATCTAAAAGTTCACTCGGAGTCTTAGTTCCAATTCCCACGTTCGAAGTCAATGTATTTACAAATAGATTTGCAGTACCAACTTCAAGATTTGATGATATGTGTGCGTTTGAACCAACATTTAGATTTTTTTGAGTACTGATACCACCAGCAACCTTTAGGGCACCAGTAGTTGCATTGGTCGAAGTTGTAGTGTCGGTAATGTTAACACTATCGGCCTCAACATCTTCAAAATTAGCGTGTAAAGCATGAATATTCTTAGAAATACCCACACCACCTGTGACAATTAGGGCACCAGTTGTTTTAGAAGATGCATCTGTAGCGGATAACACCTTAGCAACAGCCCCAACATTTAGGTTTTCTTGAGTACTTATACCCCCCACAACCTTTAGGGCACCAGTGGTTGCGGAGGATGACGTAGTATTGTCAGTTATAGTGACACTATCGGCCTCAACATCCTCAAAGTTAGCGTGTAAAGCATGAATGTTCTTCGAAATACCCACACCACCAGTGACAATTAGTGCACCAGTGGTTTTAGACGAGGCATCTGTTGCCGATATTACCTTAGCAACAGCACCAACGTTCAAGTTTTCTTGGGTACTGATACCACCCACAACCTTTAGGGCGCCAGTGGTTGCTGAAGTGGATGTAGTGTTATCAGTGATAGTGACACTATCAGCCTCAACATCTTCGAAGTTGACATGCGTGGCGTGAATATCACCCACAACACCCAAACCACCACCTATGGTTACCGCACCGGTGGTTTTAGATGAAGATGCAGTTGTACTCGTAACTCCTAGAGTACCATTTATATTAACTGCGATTGCGTTTGATGTATTCATAATAACTGGAGAATTATTAGCACTACTGAGAGTATGACCAATTTCAAGGTTGGATGTGGAGAAATCATAAATCACAGCGACATTACCTTTATTCCCACTTGTTAGGGGATTATTCATAAGTATACCGGTGTCCAAACCAGATGTATTACCCTTACCAAGTTCAATTATAGGATCTTGAACCACAAGATTGTTTGCATTAATAACCGTTGTATTTCCTGTAACGACTAAATTACCGGTTAATGTGAGGTTACCACAATGAACGTTTCCGGCTACACCTAAACCACCAGCAACCTTGAGTGCACCAGTTGTTTGATTGTAAGATAATGTAGTGTCTGTAATGTCTACACTATCAGCTTCGACATCTTCAAAATTAGCATTTAAAGCGTGGATATCTTTGGAAATACCCACACCACCAGTGACAATTAGGGCACCGGTGGTTTTAGAAGAGGCATCTGTAGCGGATAACACCTTAGCAACAGCTCCAACATTCAGGTTTTCTTGAGTACTGATACCACCCACAACCTTTAGGGCACCAGTGGTTGCGGAGGATGAAGTAGTAGTGTCTAAAATGACCACACTATTGGATACAACATCTTCAACAAACACATTCTTACCATGAATATTCTTAGAAATACCCACACCACCAGTGACAATTAAGGCACCAGTGGTTTTAGAAGTAGAATCAGTTGCAGATAATACCTTTGTGACGGCCCCAACATTTAAGTTTTCTTCGGTACTGATACCACCGGCAACTTTAAGGGCACCCGTTGTAGACGAGGTTGAAGTTGTTGTATCTGTGATACCAACCCCACCAGAAACGACTAAAACATTTGTACCATAATCATCGACGTAAAGATTCGAACCGACACTCAAAGTATGAGAAGCTAGAGAATTGGATATACCTACATTACCAGAAGTAACAAATGCAACCGTATTATTATAAAAAATCATAGAATTAGCTGTAACATTACCTTGTCTTGTTGCACCTTGAAGACTCACATCGGTTATGAGACTTGATGCGGGGTCTCCAGATTCTACCAGTTCTTTTGTGTTTGTGTTATACATCATAAGAACGATTTCAGGTTTAGAAGCATATTCCGAATCATTACGAACAGGTGCAATATAAAGAGACCCACCTTGTGATCCATCAATCGCGGTATTACTCGCATTTAGAACGATCGTGTTTTCACCCTGGTCTTCTTGGGCATGTTTACCAAACCTAATTTTGGTTGACCTCTCAACGGTCGGTAAGGTCTTGACCATTTAGTATAAGGTTGTATTTTAATTTGCATAAAGTAAACCAGCCATTCCATTTTCGACTCTCAAAATATTATAATTTACTGCATAAATCGGGTCGTTAATGTTCATAGACTCACTCATTATAGTAGCTGACGATACACGACTGAAATTTAGGGTTCCTGTGGGCTGTAAGCTGGATGTTGAGAGGCAGAAACAATAAAGAAAGAAATCTGGAGAAGTTACGAAGTTTGTGTGATAATAACTCGTGACGTCTATAAAATGTGGTTTACCCCATTTGTAGTTACTTACATCGAGACCATTTATGTTTAATTTAACTTTGTTTGTGGGAGATGTGAGGGCACCATCGGTTGTTGTATCTGATGATGCTAAATATTTTACTGGATGATTAAACGTAAGTTCTTGAACTAAAGTACCTGAAGCAACATTTTTTTGGACTTGTGTTATGAGGAGATCATGTTTTCTAGATGCAACCTGACCACGCTCCTCATTGTCGAGGTAATAATAATTCGCGAAACATTCAACGTTATAATTTGAAGCTGCTGTAGCCCAATGGATCCTAATTTCAACATTATGATAGTTTAGGGCTACAAGGGGTAGAGCGCATTGCGGTCCCTCACAGAAGAAAAACCTGAGAGGGTAAAAAAACGAGCGCGCAGAAATACCCGGGTGTGTACCGTTCGCACTCCTAGATACATTTTGTGCAAATGTATCAATAGCAATCTTCTCTGTGAAAATTGCATCTTGGGTGTCAATAACGGAACCACCTATTAAAAGCTCAACTTTATCGATAATGGTATCCCATCGTTGAATATCGAGGGCTTGGGTTTTGTCATCGAGTGTAAAATACACGTAACTGAGAAGATCACCAGATCTCTCAAATTGGATGCTAGACATAGAATTGTTTTTCACCGCTCCGTGGATGGTTTGTTTTTCAACGGATTGTGAAAAATTAGCATGGCGTTTGAATGTTGAACTGAAGAAAGATATTTCAGGATTACCCATGATATATTTATCCTGGGCACCTATAGCAATCAATTGAACAACACCTGCAGACATGGTAATACTAATTTAAGGGGAGAAAAATTACAGGTTGGGTTTTCTACAGACGAAACGAATAACCAAAAAATTATTTTCGGCGGGATTTGGTGGTGTTATAAGAACACCACTTTGATTACGAATACTAATAGTGAGACGATCAATTCTTCGAACGGGATTTACGTATTGCACAGCAATTGGGTAATCATCTTTGAAACTTATTATACCAGTGTCATCTGTAGTCACAATACTGGCAAAAGATTTTCGAAGCATACCTAATGATGCCTGACCTTCATAAACATTGGTAGCGCGATCATTAAATGTAGAATTCAACTCATCAATAGAAATGTAACAATGTTCACTTCCATTAGCTGGTGTGACTGTATTAATTCGAGCGGCTAGAAGTCGAGCCTGTACAACATTTTTTAGAGGCTGACTCAAAAAACACGTCCATGTGTTCGCACTAGTCTGATTAAGAGTATCAATAGTGATGGTATGATATTCATAGTTTAGATCGGGAATCATATCAGTTGGCGATGTAATCAGGGCCATTTATTATTAGCTTAGATTAAAGATCCACCAATTCCATCCTCGATCTCATATCCGGCATGATCACCTACAAGTTTTTGGGCACCACAAAGACCACCTGGAGTAAGACCAACAGAGTAAGGGCTGTCCTCCTTCCCTGAACCAGCGGTGCATTCAAGGTCTGGCTTGAGGTCGAAGAGAGATTCTTCACTGACGGGTGTAATGGTAATTGGCCTGGGCTGATAATTCACGGTCTTCACAGACATAAAAGACAGGACGAAGATGAGGGTCATCAAAACTGCTATGGCCATGAGGCCGTTGCGGTTGGTCTTGTTGAGGTTAAGCATTTATAATAGACATAGATTTTTTTAAAGTGCGTTAAAGAGATTTTCTTAGTTTCTAAATAGACAGTAGATGGACGAAGAAATCGTACTCGATAGGGGTCAAACGACTGTGATGAAATTAGATGCTGATGAACAGGCCCTGATGGATGAAATTCAAATTTCTGCACCACGACCAAAACCTGTACCTCGACCCACAAGGCCTATGCAAAGACCTCAACAATCTTTTCAGGGTCAGGAGGCTATGGATGCTTTTGTGAATCCCAACAAACAAAGTGCCCCAACTCAGCCTCAACAGGATGAGGAAATTGATTATGGTGAGGATGAACCAATGATGTTCGATGATGATGAACCTATGGGCCCAGGTCCTAGTGATCAGAGTGAGCAACCCTCAAAGGGGTACACTTCAATTGACGAAGAGAAGTCGGATCTTATTAATAAATTAGCTCGACTTGAGAAGAAGGGATTTGCAGTTAATAAGAGGTTGAACGCTTACTCGAATGTTGATGAACTCAGATCAGAGGTCAAGAGGATTACATACAGCATAGATGTTGAGCAATCAGTTCGCTTCTCTCGCCGTATGTTGGTGGCCTGTGTAACTGGACTTGAATTTTTGAATAAGAGGTATAACCCATTTGAGATTCAACTTGAGGGTTGGTCTGAGTCTGTTATGGAGAATGTTGATGATTATGATGGTGTATTTGAGGAACTATATGTGAAATACAGATCTAAGGTCAGTGTTGCACCAGAGGTCAAGCTGATTATGATGTTGGGTGGCTCAGCAATGATGTTCCATCTTACCAATAGTATGTTCAAATCGGTGATGCCAAACATGAATGATGTTATGAAGCAGAATCCAGACCTGGTGAAGAATATGATGGCGGCGGTTCAGAACACTACCCGTGACACCAGTGGCCCCGCAGTTGATGCACCCGTTGGTGGTTCAGGGCAGTACGAGATGCAGGGACCCGGACTTGATATTTCAAGCCTCATGGGTGGCATTTCGATGCCTCCCCCACCCCCAATGAATACCTCAATGGGACAAGGACCCTCAGGGCCTCAGCCTGTTGAGGAGGATGATGATCTCTCTGATATCATGTCCATCTCTGGTGATTCCACTGGAGGTGAGGTCAAGGAGGTCAATGTTGGTGCAGGGTCTAAACCAAAGAGAACTCGTCGAAAGAAGAAGACCGAAATAAATCTCTAAACTTATATAAATGATAGCGTATTGTCCGCTTGAGGAGCTCGAGCCTCCCGTTCGACAGCAAGAAGTTGTCGCTGAGGCCAAGGTCGAACCTGTAAAGCCCCAGGTCGGCCGCGAAGAAACTGAATTAAATTACGTCATCATGGCTTTCATTGTTGGCGTAGTAGCACTAGCCGTCTCTGATTCCATCAGGGCGTAAATGTTTAATCTACCGCGGGGTACCAACCCTCCCTCGTAGTAAATTTAATATGAGAATCCAACCAATAATTCTGGACCACCGGTCGCATTGTCAAGAGCTGTAGTTGTATTTATAGCTCGTTTTGTAATTCTAGAAAGTCCACCATTAAGTCCACTGGTAAGTTCAACTGATAAATCGTATGCAAAGTTGCGTCCAGTATCCTTTTCTGTTGGTTCTATGTTGATTCCTCTTGTACCAACCGATACAGTGGGACTCCATGGGTATGGGTTCGTAGCACCTATCAAGGTCACTGGTCCCAGGGCTATATCATACATAGAACCCGTGGATCCATCGTGTGTACCACCAGACACCTCGAGAATCATCGTACTTGTGTTGCGTACATCACTTGTTTCACGTAATACCGCTATGATTTTAGCATAAAATGTATTTGGTCTAAACACAAACTGTATATTTTGTCCATTACCGTTCGCGATTACATTAGAATGACTGTACTTCTTTGTCGCCACCTGGTCAGAGTTTGTGATGATGCCACCATTCACGTGGATTGTTGTGTTAGCATTCGCACCACCCAAACCAAGTGGGAAACCACTAGTGCCCCCAAAACTTAGGGAACCATTGATCTCTACATTACTGTTGATGAAGGTTGTATTTTTTGTTCCGGTTCTCAATGGGTTTATATATACATTACCCGTAGTATCCGCATAAATGTTCGCACTCCCAGCTGATGTGGTGAGTTCGATAGTCGCGTTACTTGAGGGACTTTCCACACGAACCATACCATCGTAGACATGAAGCTGTTTCTGTGGATTTAGGGTACCCACCCCCACGTTACCCGCGTGTGTAATATGGACACCATCGGTTTCTGTACCGCTATTGGTACCACCAATTACGATACCGGAAAGTGAAGTAGCTGAATCCCTGAAAGCCTTCACATAACCACCGAAATTCTCAGTGGTATGAAGAAGAATTCCAGACTTTTTAGTGAATGTACCCGAACCTGGGTGAGGACTCTCAAGTTTTAGAAGTGTTTGGTCGGTTGTATTTCCGTTGAAAATGTGTACATTTGAATCTACAGTTTCGGTACCTATACCAAGTCTACCAAATTTGTCGAAACGGGCGAACTCAGAATCACTAGTAGAACTAACCTCATGTACAAACGTAAGTACGCGGCGGTCACTCCCATCTTTAATACTTCTAATTTTGTTCACAGAGTCTCCTGAACCTGGGTTAGTAGTAACGAATGCCATACCAGTCAGTGTGAATGCACCACCACCAGCGAACTCGATATCACCGTTTACTACGAGTTTTGTATTTGAACCACGCCCCACTGCGTCTGAACGTTTACCACCAATAACGACAATACCGGCTTGATTGGTGATACACATTGGTACATCACCCGTAGCATCATCATCTACAAGATCACTGAAAGTTTCACCAGATGATGTATAAGTTGTAAATACGTGTTCCGCGGCAATGTGTCGAATTCTATCAGGACCACTGGTTGTATCTCCGTCATTACCCTTGAATATTACAAGTTCATTTCTGGTCTGATCCGTATTATAACGTCTTTCTACAAGCCTCGTGTTACCAAACAGGTCACCAGCGAGACCCCCGAACGACACCTCATTACCCACGACTACATTACCCAATACATCTAGTACACCCCTGGGTGCATCCGTGCCTATTCCGGTATTTCCAGTTGAACCAGATATGAATAGACCCACAGCTGTTGGTTCTTTGTTGTTATCTGTATTTTGTGTGATTCTAAAATCTGAGTCAGATCCAGTTACACCTGTTGACCAACCCCTAGGATTAGAGCCCGCATTTGTTTGGATGTAAGAGGTGAATACATTACCTGCGAGTATACGAGTTTTGGCCGCTAAAATTGCATCACCTGAAGCTCCATCAAAGTTATGTACTAACAAACCATTTGTTAAGGGGTTGGCTGCACCCGTAGCATGTACTTCTAAATGAGCGGTAGGTGATGTTGTGCCTATACCAACGCGACCATCACTTCTAAGTGAAAGCACATCAACCTCCGTCTCGTAATTTGTACTTGCTAAATATATATCAAGTTGAGAGTTGGCTGTACCACTTGAAACCGCCGTGTGTTTACCCATTTTCATTGTTGCCCTCACACCATCACTACTCGCGGTTCCACCCTCTCTACAAAGTTCTAAAACCCTCGCGAAATCCGTTAAATCTGATGAAACCGCGGTTGCATTAGAAACGATGAGTGGAGTTCCAAGATGTTTGTAGGTTCCATTATTAGCAATTTCATCATTGATAAACACCGTACCCCCAGATGTATGCAATCGACCCTTTGGTGTAGCCGTGCCCACACCAACATTTGAACTTTCAAGGATGGTCAACTTTGGTGTACCCATTGTAGCAGTTTTACTCGCATAAATGTTGAGACCCTTACCCTCAGCTACAATATTCTCAATCTTGTTCTCACCTACCAAGTGGGATGAATACATACGAGAACTCGTGTTTGATGCCGATCCCCAGGTATTACCATAAATAAAACCATCACCTAGAGTCGCATGAACATTACCCGCGACGGTCAACTTTTCAGTGGGGTGGGTATTAGATATACCAACCCTCCCCACTGTATCAATACGCACTCTCTCAGTGTTTCGCGTTTTCATTTTGATGATTTGGTGTGTGTTTGAAGTACTAGCTCCAATTATTTCGATTGAACTCACATTAGAGGCTGCCGAGCCGGATTTAAGAACAAGTGCATTTGATGTACCTGTTAAACCACCGTACCTATCGGCGTGTATCACAATGTTTGAGAACGAATGTATAGAGTTTGTGACAAGTTCAGTTGTAGCCGTATTACCTAAAACTGTTAAGGTATTTGCTGCTACCATATTTGCAAATACCTTCGCACCCACAGACAATGTATTTGTTGGTGCAACATTGGCAATACCCGAATGAGATGTGCCTGAACCCACCGTTCGAATTGAATTTGATTTAATATTTTCATTGAAAAGAATTGGTACAGTAGCACTTGGATCGAAAGTTACTAAACTTCCAATTCTCATACCACCCGCAACTACATTACCTGTCACTGCAACATTCCCGTCAGATACAAACACATTTGGTCCTGTATCATCAAAGTACACATTTGAGCCCACTGACAATGTAAATTTGGTTGATGTATTTGCCACACCCACATTACCATCAGCAAACATCTGTCCATACACATGAAGATTGACAGTGTTAGATTGATCAATATGAATTTTGGTATCGATTGGAGCCATTTGAGTTCGACCAACTACAAATTCATTATTAGAAAATTGATATCCAATAACAAGATTTGACACACTTGCATCAGCACCTTCAGTCATGATTAAAGCATTATCAAATGGATTGTTTTTGTTATTCGTAGCCGCTTGTTGAATCGCATTATTTGATACCACCAAGTTTATAATCGTTTGATATTGGGGTGTTTCAGTTATAAACACGTTACCATTTACGTGGAGATTACCATTTATTGTTAAATGTCCTTGGTCAATACATACATTACTATCATGAAAAACAGCTACATTTGAACCCGGATTAATATTTTTAGTTGTACCAACACTTAAATAATTTTCAACCGATATATTTGTAGTATGTGTATTTCCCACAACCTTCAATACATTTGAACCCATTCTATCGATGACGAGTGTATCGTCGACATTTATAATGTTTGAAACTAGAACGTTTGTAGCCGAGACGTTACCTTTTAGAGTTAATAAATGTTCATTTGCGCGGTCAATAACAAGTTCATTATTTGGTCCAACTTGGAACTCATTTGTGGCATTCGGTGCCGCAATACCAAGCTTATCATTAACGTAAAGACGCTCTGTACGAGTACCCTTAGTAACATCAAGCACGATATTCGTTGCTGTATCATCTACAAAAACATTTGAACCTATAGAAATATTTTTTGTAGGATTTGTATTAGAAATAGCAAATTTTTCTGCTGTAATAACTTCAACGTCGATCTCTTTTGTAATAATACTTTTGACGTCAGTAAGTACATCTTGCTCGACTGGGTCTGCGTCTAGACTGGTTACGAAAACCTGATCGAAACGAGCTGTCCTACCCATCTATACCTTAATTACCGAATAAAATTCCAGCTAAACCATCCTTGATTCTTAGAACATTATAGTTTACTGCGTATATACTTAACTCCTGATTACTTGGTCTAAGACTACCCTTCTCCACACCCCGTAATATAAGTTTAGCATTATCGAGACGGCTAAAGTTGCATGTACCTGATGGATTATAGTCCGATGCATTTAGACAGAAGTGATACACGAAGTACCTTGTGTTGAAAAGTACATTGGTTTCACTGACAAAATCACTCGCACCGTACGATGATTTGTAATAATTTTGTACTGTGTGAAAATAATTTGGAGACATATGTTCAAGGATTGGGGTCCCATTGATTTGAATATCACCACTTAAAAATGTGAAACGATCGTTCGCAAAATCATCACTTAATGCACCAAAACCAAAAAAGATGGATTTGACTGGATGATTAAACGATGAAATATCAAATGTATTATCACCACCACCTAAAGCGTTATCAGCCACAGTCTCCAATGGAAGATTTATTTGTTGTGTTTGTGTGATGACAAAGTCGAGACTTCGACCCACGAGTGATTCTCGTTCTTCTTTATCTAGGTAAATATAGTTGCCGTATACATTAATTCGTTTTTGTGCAGCTGTAAGATTTAGAACTGAATCATTATAATATGTGTCATCGAAATTGATTTTGATTTCGACTTGATGATGTTGTAAGGCTACAAGGGGTAAGAATGCCTTATGATCACAAAAGAAGAAGTGAAGTGGGAGAAATGCTGGATTGGATTTAGAAACTTTGTTATTCAATTCTTGTGTCTTCGTCCATGTGTCAGCCATATAATTGTGCCATATATCCGAGTAATAATCAAAATGTTGGGAGTCTATTTTTTGACCCCCTATGTAAAGCTCGATGGTGGAATTGTAAAAAAGATTGGAAGACATATTTACAGCATCGACACCAACTTTCTCAAACCAAATACCATTAATGATATCACCTAAAACCGGT